GTTTTGATTCGATCGCGCAGGCCTCGCACAGAATCGGACTTTTTGCGGCGCTTTGCATTCGAGGGGAGGGGCGCTATAATCCCCTGTACTATGCAAAAACTAATTTCTAAATCAAAGTTCGCCCAGATGGCGGGTGTTAACCCTTCGACCGTGACGCGGCTAAGCGAAACCATTCTTAAGGCGGCTATCGTCGGTAAGAAGGTCGACGCCGCCCACCCGGACGCGGTTAACTACCTGCAGAATCGGGAGCGAGACCAGACCCCGCCGGCTGCTACCGGCCTAGACCCGCTTTACGAAGAAGCGGTCGCCGCCTGCAGCGCGGAGGGTCGCTATTCCGTTTCGTTCGTGCAGAAGGCTTTACGGGTCGGCTGGGAACGGGCCTCTAAGCTGGTCGGCGTTATGAGGGCTAACGGCCTGGTACCGGACCCGGAAGGCGAGAAAGTAACGCTTACCTCGGAAGAAGCCCCACCCGTGGTTATGGATAAAGCGGTCGCCGAGCGCCTGGGGTTACTTGGCGGAAAGCCACGCGGCCAGGCTGCGGTTAAGGAGGCGAAGAAGCGCTCCGCGCCGCCAGACGATTACGTCTTCGAGGTGCCGGAGGATATCCAGGCGTTCGCGGATATGACGCTCCGCGAGCTGGTGGAAAAGTTCGGTACCGACGTCCGTTTCCTGGACTGGCTGAAAGCTACGAAGGCTATCGAAGATATCAACGAAAAGCGCCTTAAGAACGCGCAGACGAAGGGCGAGTTAGTTAACCGCCAGCTCGTTAGGGTCGGTATTATCGAGCCCATAGACTCGGCCCATATTAAATTACTTACGGACGGCGCGAAGACTATCGCCAGGCGTTCTACGGCCATGCACGACGCCGGCCGCGACCTGGAAGATATCGAGAAATTCGTCGCCGACCAAATATCGAGTTTTATTCGACCGGTTAAGGCGAAAGTAGCGAGGGCGCTAAAAGATGCCTAAATTAGAAACGCTCGGCGCCGACTGGATTATCGAGCAGGTCGGGAGCCTTACGGACGAAATACACCACGTAACGCCGGCGCAGTATAACGAGGAAAACCGCTACCTACCGGAGTCTGTCACCTCTATACCTGGCTATATTCGCTACGACGTTAACCCATTTATGCGGGAAATTGTAGACTGCTTCGATATCGATAGCCCGGTCCGGGAAGTTAACCTTAAGAAAGGCGTACAGATTACCTACTCTACGGTACTGGAATCCGGCGCCCTGTACTTTATGGGCCACGTTAAAACGCTGCCTATCATGTATATGACCGCCGATAAGGAACTCGCAGCGGCGCGTATCGAGAATAACTTCTTACCTATGCTAAACCACTCCGGGTTAGCGCATATTATCCGCAGTAGCGACGAGGGTAACAGTCGTAAAACCGGTAAGACGGCGAATCATTTACAATTTGAGGGCGGCGGCTACCTGGTACCGTTCGGCGCGAAAAACGCCGATAAAATGCGCTCGTACTCTATCGCCGTGCTGCTTAAGGACGAGGTCGACGCCTGGCCCGATACAGTCGGTAAGGACGGGGACCCAGACGCGCTAAGCGACGACCGATGCTCGGCCTACTGGGAGCGCCGTAAAATATTCCGGGGGTCGACTCCGCTAATTAAGGGTAAATCAAAAATCGAGGCGGCTTTCCAGCGCGGCGACCAGCGAATCTACCGCGTATTGTGTAAAGCCTGCGGATTCCCCCAGGCGTTACGCTGGCATACGGTCGATAAAGATACCGGCGTTATCGGCGGTTTCCAGTGGGAGACGGATAACGGTATCCTGGTCCTGGAATCCGTCCGCTATTGCTGCCAGAACTGCGGCGAACCGCACTACGAACACGATAAGGAGCGGCTATTCTCGGGGGACCACGGGGCGCACTGGCACCCGACGGCCAGACCCGTAGAGCCCGGTATCCGTTCCTATCACCTACCCGCGCTTTACTCGCCTATCGGTATGCAGCCCTGGTACAAGTGCGTAAGCGCCTACCTCCGTGGCTTTGACCCCGTAGAGCAGAAGGTCCGCGATATTACTAAGTACCAGGTATTTTATAACAATATCCTGGCGGAGCCGTTCGAGATAATGGGCGCTAAAATTCGCTTTACCAGCGTATCGGCGCACCGTCGCGCGGTTTATCGTCTCGGCCAGATACCGAACGAGTACGCGATTAAGAACAGCGGCTCGCCTATCCTGTTCCTTACTTGCCAGGTCGACGTACATAAAAATAATCTGGCCGTCTCCGTAATGGGCTGGACGAAGGACGCGAAATGCTACGTAGTGGACTACTGGCGCTTTGAGATGGAAGGAAACGACGACGACTGCAGCGAATTAAGTAGCCCGGTATGGGGCCGCCTGCGCGAGCTTATCGAGGAAACCGTCTATACAGCGGACAACGGTAAGAAATACCGGTTAGCGCTTACGTTAATCGATGCCGGCTACGCTAACGATACCGTTACGAATTTCTGCGCGGACTACGCCGCCGGCGTCTACCCTATCCTGGGCCGCGACCGCCCGGGCAAAAACCAGACTATTAAGGAGTTCGCGGAATTCCGGACCCAGTCGGGTACCGTCGGGTACCGCATCCTGGTAGACCACTATAAGGACCGGCTAGCCCCGGTACTTCGTAGGGAGTGGGCCGAGGAATCCGGCGAGCAGAAGGCGTACCACTTTAACGCCCCCGTGGATATCACGGATAAGCAGCTTAAGGAGCTTACCGTCGAGACTCGCCGCGAGAAGCAGGACGATAAGGGTAATACGGTTTACTACTGGTACCGCCCTGGTAATGCTCGTAACGAGTTGTGGGACTTGTTATGCTATGGCCACGCCGGCGTAGAAATCCTGGCCTGGGCTATCTGTATTCAGCACTTCGAATTAAAAACGGTAGACTGGCCGACCTTCTGGGACTACGCGGAAAGCCCGGATACGGACGACATATTCGGCCGCGTCGCTTAATGTTTTGCTATTTAGCGGCTAGGCGGTATACTGTAAACGACTAAAACCTTAACTTATTTTGGGCGAGTAATGGACGCGACCTTTTTACAAGCGCGAATCGACGCGACAAAAGCGCAAATTATCGCGTACGAAGACGCGGCTACGGCTTTGGCTAGTGGCGGCGTACAGTCGTATACGCTTGATACAGGGCAGAGCCGCCAGACCGTTACCCGTCTCGACCTTGATAATCTGCAGAAGACTATAGGCTCCCTCTATAACCGACTGGCTACCTTAGAAGCCCGGCTTAATGGGAGCGGAACTATAACCGCGAGGCCAGCATGGTAAGTCTAAACCCGCTTAACTGGTTCCGCAGTAAAGACGCGGAAACGAATAGCAACGTAACAGCCGTAGACGAGCTGGACCCGTTCGCCTATTCCGGGCAGACTGCTTTTTCCCCTTGGGAGTCGTCCATATACGACGGCGGTAAATTCTTCGGGGGCTTCGGCGTTACCCAGATACAGCTAACCGACTACTGGACGCTACGCGCCAGGTCCGCCCAACTATTTAACGAAAACCTCTACGCCCGTGGCCTTATCCGTCGCCTCGTTACTAACGAGATAAATACCGGTTTAACTCCGGAAGCGGCGCCAGACGAGCAAATTATCGGCGTAGCGGAAGATAGCCTTAACGACTGGACCGAGACGGTAGAGAACCGCTTCGGTATCTGGTCAAAATCCCCGGAGCTATGCGACTGGAAAGCTACCTCGACTTTCGGGGCTATTCAACGCGCGGCCCGTGCCGAAGCGCTTATTAGCGGCGACGTCCTGGTCGTACTGCGCCAGTCCCAGCGTACTAAATTACCTATGGTACAGCTCGTTAGCGGTAGCAAAGTCCAGACGCCGTTAGGCGGCGAAGTTAATATCCGGAAAGGCCACGTAATCCGCCACGGCGTCGAATTCGATACCGTAGGGCGTGTAGCCGCGCACTGGATTAAACAGGACGACGGTAGCTCGAAACGTATACCGGCATTCGGCGAGAAGTCCGGCCGCCGTATTTCCTGGCTGGTTTACGGGTCCGATAAGCGACTCGACGACGTTCGCGGCCAGCCGTTGCTATCCCTGGTACTGCAATCCCTTAAAGAAATCGACCGTTACCGCGATAGCGCGCAGCGTAAGGCCGTTATTAACTCCGTCCTCGCTATGTTTATCGAGAAGACGGAAGACAAAGCCGGCACCCTTCCGGTAACTGGTGGCGCGGTCCGCCGCGATAAAGCGACGACGACCGATAGCGACGGGAAAAAGCGCTCGTTTAATATCGCTAACCAGATACCAGGCTTAGTAATGGAAGAACTACAGACCGGAGAAAAACCGGTCGGATTCCATAGCCAAGGTACCGACGTTAATTTCGGTACGTTCGAAGAAGCGATTATCCAGGCCGTAGCGTGGGCGAACGAAATACCGCCCGAAATCCTACGCCTAGCCTTTTCGAATAATTACTCGGCAAGCCAGGCGGCTATTAACGAATTTAAAATCTACCTTAATAAAGTCTGGTCGGACTGGGGCGAAACTTTCTGTACTCCGGTATATGTGGAATGGCTGCTTAGCGAAACGCTACTGCAGAAAATCCGCGCGCCCGGCCTACTCGATTCCTGGCGGGACCCGAATAAATACGATATTTTTGGCGCGTGGGTTTCTACGGACTGGTACGGCTCGATTAAGCCGTCTACTGATATGCTTAAGCAAGCTAAAGGCTCTAAAATGCTGGTGGACGAGGGCTGGTCGACTAACGCCCGCGAGGCCCGTATTACGACCGGGACTAAATTTTCTAAGAACATTAAGCGGCTTAAGCGCGAAAACGAGCTTAAAGTCGAAGCAGCTAGGCCCCTGGCGGAGTTCCGCGCAGAGTTCGGCGACCAGGTGGCGGGAGAAACTATCGGCGCCCTGGACGGTCCGGAGGAATTGGAAGCTATGCTAGACGAGTATTTAGAAGAAAAGGGGCTCGTAAATGCTGGATAAATTGACGGCCGCCGTAAAGCAGCTTTTAACCGATAACCGCGACTTTTCTACCAGGCTTGAACGTCTGGAAAAAGTTAAGCCAGCTATTGTTAACGGCCGGGACGGGAAAGACGGAAAGGACGGCGTTAGCCCAGATATCGAAACTATCGTCGCCGCCGTTGTTAACGAGTTGCCGGAGCCGGAAAAAATCGATACGAAAGCTATCATTAACGACGTCCTGGCCCAGATTCCAAAGCCACGCGACGGGCGGGACGCTCCAGCCGTTAACGTATCAGACGTAGCGGCTATCGTACTGGCTAAAATCCCTACGCCTAAAGACGGAAAGGACGGCCATAACGGCCCAGACCTGGAAACCGTCGTTAGACGAGTTAAGGCCCAGGTAAAAGACGGCAAGCCCGGCGAGCGTGGACCGAAAGGCGATAAAGGCGAGCCGGGTAAAGACGGCGTTAGCGTTACAGACGTCCAGCTTAAAAATAACGAGCTATTCGTCTGGCTTGATGGCGTTAAGCGCGCCGTCGGTAAAATTAAAATGCCGGCAGTTACAGCTCCGTTTAGTCCTGGCAATGGTGGCGGCGGGATACCTAAGCTACCCGACGATATCGCACGCATAGGCCTTTTTGATTATAACGACCTGGCTACCCAGACTACCCCTATAAATATACCTTCCGGGCTCGTTAACGTAGACATACCTAACGACACCCTAGGCCCGTTCACTAAGCGGGGGTTTGCGCCTAAAGGCGTCGGCGATATCTGGGACGCGGATAACGGCGTCTTCGACTGGACCGCTTTAAAAGTCGGCGATATGGTCGACTTACGTTTAGACTTAAGTATCACAACAACCAGCCCGAACCAGACGGTTATAGTAGAACTTTTAGTCGCTATAGGCGGCTTCGAGTATACCGTCCCGTTCGTGCAAGCTAACGTAAAAACCGTAGGTACGTACCCGGTTAACCGGTATAACGGTATTTACATGGGCGACGATAATACGTTACTTAACGGGGCTAAATTCCGCGTACGCTCCGACGCCCCCGCTACCATGGTAGTAAACGGCTGGTACTGTAAGGTACTGCTACGCGGGTTAAGTTGACGTTATTTTGACGACGAGGGCAATAGCTAGTAATATGCTACGAAACAGGAGATTAACCCAATGTGGCTATTAGAATCTGCCGTCCGGAAAGCTTTAGAGCAGGCCCAGAAAGCCGGCGTTACGCCTTCGGTCGAGCAGCAGCAACAATTCGAAGCGAGTCGATATAGCGCAGAGCAGGCTATCGGCTCCCGTATTTTAACCCTGGCGGGACGTAGCGCCGAGGTGTCTATTAAGGGCGTAATTACAAAAACGCCTAGTTTTTTGGCTATGCTTTTCGGAGGCGGTAACACTACCTACCCGGAAATTATCGCAGCCCTGGCGGAAGCGGAGCGCGACGACAACGTCGAGGATATTACGCTCGCTATCGATAGCCCCGGGGGCCATTTCGACGGCCTATTCGATACCTTGGCCGCCATTCAGTCCACCAGCAAGCCGGTAAAAGCCGTTATCTCTAACCTGGGCGCGTCTGCAGCGTACGCTATCGCCAGCCAGGCGGACGAGATTATCGCATCTAACCGAGCGGCCCGTATTGGTTCCGTAGGCGTGGTAGCCACGTTCTACAATGACGCGAACGAAATCAGCATTACCAGCACGAACGCGCCGAAGAAGCGCCCGGACATTACCACGGAAGAAGGTAAGGCTATGGTCCGGGAAGAACTGGACGCCATGCACGAAATTTTTGTCGACGCTATCGCCGAGGGCCGTAGCGCGACCGTAGAAAAAGTTAACGCCGAGTTCGGCCAGGGTGCTACACTACTGGCCGGCGAGGCTTTAAAGCGTGGTATGATTGACGCTATAGCGGAACCAACGCTTAAAGCCGTTAAGAGTACCAAATCAGCAACCACCGCCCGCAGCGGCGGGAATAATCCGGAGATAGGACCTATGGACCTCAAAACTCTAAAGGCCCAGCATCCCGACGTATACGCGGCGGCGGTGCAAGAGGGCACAGACCAGGAACGCGACCGCGTTACCGCTCATTTGATTATGGGCGAGAAATCGGGCGCAATGGAAACAGCCAGTAAGGCGATTAAAGACGGCGAGCCTATGACGGCTACGCTACAGGCTACCTACTTAACTGCAGGTATGAACCGTAGCGACGTTAGCACCCGCCAGGAAGAAGACGCAGCAGCAAGCGCAGCGGATAACGCCAGCGAGAGCGATAACGGCGCGGACGCTTCCGATAACGTAGCTAGCCTGGTCGAAGCTCGACTCGGCGTAACAGGGGAGTAATAGACCATGGCTAACTTGACTATTACTAACGTAGATATCGGTAACGTAATCCTGCAGGACGCGGACTTCCGCGACGAGCTGCTTACTTTTGGCGGCGCGGCTACGGTACTGGAAGGTACTATCCTGGCCCGTGATTCGGTATCGGGTAAGCTGGTCCCATTTGTTAAGGGCGGCGTTACCAACGAAAACGGAATCCCGAAAGCTATCGTAACGTATGACGTAGTGGCCGCCGGTGCCGGCGACGTTGCTATCCGTGCGGGCGTATCCGGTAAGTACCGTAAAGAACGACTCGTTATCGACGCAGACGGCGACGCCTCTAACGTCGACGACGTAGTTATCGACCAGCTCCGCGACTATGGCCTCGTGGCTATTGACGTGCAAGAGCTGGGCATTCTCGACAACCAATAAGGAGCGCTAACCATGAGCGGAAACACTACAAAGCGCATGATTCGCGCTTATCAGCAGATGGCCCAGCCTATGCTATTTTTGTCGGGCCTGTTCCAAAGCCCGCCGGAAAACTTCCATACCTCGGAAGAAGTCGAAATCGATATCGTACGCAGCGATGAAGATATCTCTATCGTTATCCAGGACTTAAGTACCGGGTACCGTATGAACTCCGAGGACCTGTATACGAATAAAGGTTTTAAGCCGCCTATCCATAAGGAAGCTATGCCTATCAATTCGTTCGACCTGCTTAAGCGTATGCCAGGGCAAAACCCGTTTCAGTCGCCGGACTTCCGCGCTAACGTGATTCTCCGAATGTTTAACGGCATGACGAAAATCGAGCGTAAAATCCGACGTTCTATCGAGGTGCAGGCCTCCCAGGTATTGCAGACTGGCGTAGTAACGCTTACCGATATTAACGGTAACGCACTGTATACGCTGGACTATAAGCCGAAGGCGTCGCACTTCCCGACGGCGGGCACTTCCTGGGCGACTGCTACGGGCGCGCAAAAGCTGGCTGATATTAACAGCCTGGCCGAGCAAATCCGTAACGACGGCCTGGCGGACCCGGACCAGCTTATTATGGGTATCGATGCGTTCGAGAACTTTATCTCCGACGCGGACGTACAGAAGCGTTTCGATATTCGTCGTATCGACCTCGGCACTATCTCAGCTATGGAAATGCGCGGTAACGGCGGCACCTTCCGGGGTATTGTCGAAATCGGTAACTACCGTTACGACGTGTGGACTTATGGCGGTCGCTATAAGGACCCACAGACCGGTAATAAGGTCCAATTCGTCGACCCGGGTAAGATTATCGTACGTGCTTCTTCTGGTCGTCTGGACGCTACCTTCGGCGCTATCCCGAATATCGGGGCGCTTATGGGCGGGCAGGCTTCCCAGTTGTTGCCAGAATTGCCTAGCCGCGTAAGTAACGCAGCGGGCGGTATGGACCTGTTTACGAACGCCTGGTTATCTGCGGATGGCGAGCAGTTGTTCGGCGGCGTCGGGGCTCGTCCTTTGATGATTCCGACCGCTATCGATACGTTCGGCTGCTTGGATACGCAGCTTTAAGATTAACGGCGCCCTACGGGGCGCCAATAACCTAAGAGGGCGATAAAATGCCAAGTAATGCAGAGTACACCAAACAGGCCGAGGAATTGGCCGAAGGCTTGGGCCTCGAAATCAGTACCGAAGGCCTAAATAACGAAAAGCTGGCCGCGCTGGTTTCTGACCTGAAAGCGAAGAAAAAAGACGCGGATAACCAGGCAGCGGAAGAAGCCGCAGCTAAGGCAGCCGCCGAGCTGGAAGAAAAGGCGAAGGAAGACTCCGCCGCCGCAGCAATGAAAGCGAAGCAGGACGCGGAAAAAGCTAAGGCCGAAAAAGCCGCTAAAAAACCACCGTTTTACGTTATGCCTGGTAAGGCTATTACCAGTAAGCGCGGCGTATTGTCGGACGGCGACGAAATTAAAGTCGACGACCTGGCCGGCGGTAAAGAAGCGCTCGAAGCCTTCGTTAAGTCGGGCCACGTAGGTAAGGGCGAATAATGAGCCTACGCCAGCTAGCCGAAGCCGACCTCGGCGTTATCCTTGAGGATAGCGCTACCGGTTTCGGCTGGCCTATTTCAGTTACGGACCCGGACGGGAACGTCGGGTCGCTTACGGGTTTCTCGGACGATATCGCGCAAGTTATCGACCCGGACACCGGGCAAGCCGTAAGCGGGCGCCTAGCGTCCGTAGCGCTCCGTATATCGTCGCTGGCCCTGGCCGGCTTAACCCTGCCCCGTGGTATTGCCGATACAGGCTCGAAACCGTGGGTAGTAGAATTCGATGATATCAACGGTAACGCCTATAAATTTAAGGTAGCGCAGTCGAACCCAGACCGGGCCCTCGGCCTCGTTACTTTGCTTTTGGAGCTTTACGAATGATAGCCGAGCTAATCGATAAACAGGATAATTTCGAAGTCGTCCGGGACGAAATCGCGGCTATCCTGGTTACAGAAGTCGCTAGCCAGATGGCATTAGCGACCGCCGGCGGGAAGGACCCGAACGACTGGAAGCTCCGCGTATACGCCGAACGCTCTAACCCTTGGGAAGCGCTGCTTAACGAGCAGACCGACCGCTCGCCGATTGTTAACGTATGGTTCGATAATTCTAACTTCGACCCCCGCGCCAGCAATAGCGTAGAACGCCAAAAAGCGGAAGCCGTTTTTAATATTGACTGCTACGGCTACGGTATGAGCCAGGACGTAGTAGGCGGCGGCCATAAGGCAGGGGACCAGGAAGCAGCTATCGAAGTGCAGCGGGCTATACGCCTGGTACGTAATATTTTAATGGCCGGGGAATATACCTACCTCGGGCTGCGCGGCCTCGTGTGGTCTCGCTGGCCTCAGTCGGTTACTATCTTCCAGCCGAATATAGACGCGCGCCAGATGCAGCAAATAGTAGGCGCTCGCCTTGCGTTTCGGGTAGTATTTAACGAATTCTCGCCGCAGGTGCAAGCGGAAACGCTAGAACTTGTTTCGGCGAAAGTAAGCAGGTCGGAGGACGGCGAAGTCGTCATTAACGCAGATTATGACTACACGGCACCCTAAAACACGTAAAGAGGCTATAGCGTCGGGAAGTAAATACTACTTCACCGGCAAGCCTTGCAGAAACGGGCACGTACAGGAGAGACGTACAAGCGACGGAACGTGCCGAGACTGCGCGAGGGTTAGGGGCGGTAACTGGGCTAAGACGAATAAGCCTAAAAAGAATGAATTAAGCCGCGAATGGCGGGCAAAGAATCCAGAGCATACGGCGGAGTACGGCAGCCGTTGGAGAGCTGAAAACCCGGATAAAAACCGCTCTAAAGCGGCAGCTAGACGGGCGGCTAAAATGCAGCGTACGCCCTCGTGGCTATCCGAATTGGATAAATACGAGATACAATGTAAATACGATGAAGCAGAGCGCTTAACTCGGGAAACTGGTACGCCTCACCATGTGGACCATATAATACCCCTAAGCGGCGAATTTGTTTCGGGTTTACACGTTCCCGCTAATTTGCAGGTATTAACGGCTTTCGCCAACCTGTCAAAGGGAAATCGATTCGATAACATACATAGGAGAACTTAGCTATGGCTATTAGTTCAGCAGTAGATGCCTCCGCCGTCGCTCGTGTGGTGGGTATCAAAACACAATTTAAAGACTTGCGCGGCGGCGGTATCTTGTTCCTCCCGCAGCGTATCGCGGTAGTGGGCCAGGGCAATACAGCCGCCACTTACGATACGACTAAGCGCCAGGTTACAAGCGCAGCAGAAGCGGCCAGCCTTTACGGTTTCGGCTCCCCTATCCACTTGGCATTACGCCAGCTTTTCCCGACCAATGGCGACGGCGTGGGCACTATTCCGGTAACGGTTTACCCCCTCGACGACGACGTTAGCGGCGTAGCTGCAGCGGGGGATATCACCCCGAGCGGCGCAGCGACCGGTACGGCTTCTTTCCGCGTTCGGGTTAATAATATCGATTCGGAAGACTTCGTCGTTAGCAATGGCGATAGCGTAGCCGATATTATTACGGCTATGACCGCAGCTATTAACGCAGTCCTGGAAATGCCAGTTATCGCCACGGATGCCACGCCGGGTACGTCTACGGAAGTAGGCCTTACGGCTAAATGGAAGGGTACCAGCGGTAACGACCTGGTAGTCGAAGTAGTCGCCACCAGCGAAGATAATAGCGGCGTTTCGTATGCTATTACGCAGCCTACCGGCGGCCTTGTTAACCCAGATGTACAGACCGCGTTAGACCAGGTCGGTAACGTATGGGAAACTATGGTCCTTAACTGCTTGGATATTGCAGATACTACCGCCCTGGACGCTTATAGCACTTTCGGCGAAGGCCGCTACGGCGCCCTGGTTCGTAAGCCATTGGTAGTATTTACCGGTAACACTGCGACCACGGTAACCGCCGCGACAACTATCTCGGACGCTCGTAAAACGGACCGCGTTAACTCGCAGCTCGTGGCCCCAGGCTCCGATAATTTACCGTTCGTAGTTGCGGCGCGCCAGTTGGCCCGTATCGCTAAGGTAGCGAACAATAACCCGCCGCAGGATTACGGCAGCCAGGCGGCTACCGGACTCGTAGCAGGCGACGACGGCGACCAGTGGACCTACGCGGACCGCGACGCAGCCGTTAAGAAAGGTAGCTCGACCGTCGAGGTTAAGGACGGCGTCGTTAATATCTCCGACGTTATTACTTTCTACCATCCGAGCGGAGACCCTATCCCAGCGTATCGTTACGTAGTGGATATCGTTAAGCTACAGAATATTATTTTTAACCTGGACCTTATCTTCGCTACTCCGGAATGGGACGGCGCGCCGTTAATCCCGGATGACCAGCCTACGGTTAACCGTAGCGCGAAGAAGCCGAAAGCCGCCGTAGCTGCAGTATGCGCTATGCTTGATAGCCTGGGCCTTAACGCTATTATTAGCGCCCCAGAAACGGCGAAGGAAAACACGTTCGCAGCAATCAACGACCAGAACCCTAAGCGCCTGGACGTGGCTACGACCGTGCAATTAAGCGGGAATACGAATATTATATCCGTAGACCTTAACTTCGGCTTCTACTTCGGCCAGGCGACCGTAGTAGCGTAATTGGGAGGGCCTTAAAATGGCAGCAGTTGGCGGCTCTATTGAGTCAGTAACACTAGACGGCCGTATCTTTCCGGTAGCGGCCGATGCGGAAGCCCAGCGAAAGCTAGGCGGTTTCGAAAACGAAGTCCAGGCGAACGGCGACGGGACGGCGCGACTAATTAAGACGCGCGTACCTTTGTCTATCGACGGGCTTACCGTTGAAGTCGACGACGACCGGGGAGACCATGAGTTCCTACAGGAGCTTTCGAACCGTAACGACTTCTTCCCCGTGGCTATTACGTACGCCTCGGGCAGCACGTACCAGGGTACGGCGCAAATCGTAGGGGAAACCCAGGCAAGTAGCCAGAACGCGACCGCGTCCGTATCTCTAATGGGTCCTGGCGTACTCACTAAGCAGTAACCAGGTATAAATAGGGCTTTGAGCTGCGCGGGCGCCCTATCCCTTTACCCGGTTAGCGCCGGGGCGCGGCACCACTTTTTAAGAAATAGGGCTTAAGATTATGAGCGATAAAGTAGCGAAAGAAGTAGCCGAGCAGGAGTTCCAGCGTTTCGTAGATGCTATGGACCTGGACGTCGACCCGGCGGATATGGACGAAGATGATAAAAAGGGCTTCCAGCAGCAGAAGGACCGCGTAATCGCGGCGATTCAATCCGGCGCCCTGGTCGTTAATGATAAAGGCGAACCGGTCTATACGCCGCAGCGTACGAAGGACGCCGATACTATCACGTTCCACGAACCGACCGGCGCTTCGCTCATGGCTATGGACCGTAAGAAGAAAAGCGAAGATATCGGCAAGCTATACGCAGCCATGGGCGATATGACGGGGGCGCACCCTTCGACATTCGCTAAAATGAAAATGGCCGACCTTAAGGTCTGTATGGCGGTAACTACGCTTTTTTTGGGCTAGTTCGGACGCCCCTAGTACGTCGCGGCGCAGACGAAAAGCTCGCTAAAGGAGACCATACGTTCCAGCCTGTATATACTGAAATGTTACTGCAGGTATGCCGCGATTACCCGGGGTTGCCGGATGCTCGGACGCTACGCGCGCACGAAATACGCTTTTTTTACGAAGGCCTGCGCGCGGAACTTAAAGAGCATACGAAACCAAAATCGAGGTAATTATGGCGGGACGTTTTAGCGTAGAAGCCGTTTTTAAAGCAGTGGACCGAATGACGGCGCCTATATCCCGGATGCAGAACCGGGTAGGGCGCTTTACTCGTGCCATGGGCTCGCAATTCGACAGCCTTAACCGGAACGTCGATAAATTCGCCGCAGGCGTTAAACGCGGAGCGCTTGCCGTTACCGCAGGCCTGGCGCTATCTACTGGCGCCATGGCTAACGTCATAAGCACCGGCGCAGACTTCGAACAGACGCTCGTATCCGCCGCCGCAAAATTCCCCGGAGAAATCCGTCGCGGTACCGCCGCGTTCGAAAAGTTAGAATTAGCCGCCCGCCAGACGGGGGCTACTACAGAATTCACCGCCAGCGAAGCAGCTAGCGCCCTTAATTTCCTCGCTATGGCCGGTTTCGACGCGGAAGCGTCCGTCGCGGCCCTGCCCGGCGTCGTGGATTTAGCGACCGCCGCCCAGGTAGATTTAGCGACCGCGACCGATATCGCCTCGGATACCCTCGGAGCCTTTGGGCTCGCAACGAAAGACGCCACCAAGTTAGGTATTAACCTGGCGCGGGTTAACGACGTTATCGCAAAAACGACCACGACTTCGAATACCACGGTAGAGAAACTTTTCGAGACTATGCGAAAGGCCGGTCCGGTAGCTACCCAGGCCGGCGCTTCATTAGAGACCGTCGCGGCTATGGCCGGTATCATGGCTAACGCTGGTATTAAGGCCGAAATAGCCGGTACCGCGATAGCTAACTCGTTCCTTAATTTATCGAACCCGGCCTCTAAGGCTACTCAGGTTATGCGGCGTTTAGGTATTCAGACGCGGAACGCTTCCGGCGACCTTCTGGATATGCCGGATATCATCGATAATATTCGGGACGCGACGAAGGACTTATCTAAGACGCAACGCCTGGCCGTAATCGAGTCCATATTCGGGCGGGAAGGCCTAGCCGGTACCGCGAACGTAATCGCCAGTGGCGGGGACGCCTTGCGCGAGTATCGTAAACAATTAGAAGACGCTACGGGCGCCGCGTCGAATATGGCCTCCGTTATGCGCGATACGCTGCAGGGCCGGTTAAACTCGCTTAATTCGGCAGTAGAAGGCGTTAAAATCTCTATTTTCAGTATGACCGAGGGCCCGCTATCCGATGCTATCGAGAAAACGACGGAATGGGTAAGGGCTAACGAGAAACTTATCGCCAGTAATGTAGGCGAGTTCCTGGCGGGCATTATCAATAATTTTGAGAATATCGTTAAATGGGCTAAGCGTATCGGTATCGGCCTGGCGGTATTTTTTACCCTGGCTACGATACTTAAAACGCTGGTCCTAATTATGACCGCCGTTAATCTGGTAATGGCCGCGAACCCGATAACCTGGATAGTGCTAGGTATTGTCGCGCTTATCGCTGCTATCGCGGCGGCTATTATCTGGTGGGACGAAATTAAGGCGGCGTTCCTATCGTTACCAGGGCCAGTTAAGGCAGCTATCGCAGTGCTTACCGGCCCTATCGGCTGGCTCATAGGCGCCGCGTCGCTGATTATGGATAACTGGGAGCCTATTAAGGCCTTCTTCGGCGACCTATGGGGCGGCGTCGTTAATATCTTTAACGGGGCGCTCGATAAAATTACCGGAATTGTGGATATGGTTAAAGGTAAGGCCTTGGCTATTGTTGATACAATATCTAGCTTAGGTAAAGGCGTCGCGGAATTCTTCGGATTCGGAGGAAGCGACGGGGAAGAAACGAACAAAGGCGCGACCGGTCCGCAGATTGTAAGCCCGCAGGACCGCGTAGCGCGCAGTATTGAAGAACAGCGCACCACCAGCACCGCCGAAGTTACTATCCGGGACGAGACCGGACGGGCGGAGGTTACGAGGGGCCAATTAGGCCCGGGGCTGGCGCTTGCTAATTCGGGGGCCTTCTAATGGCGTGGAATGACAGAATACGCGAGGCGGCCTATACGTCGCCAAGTGGGGCGCGTACGGTATTCGGATACGAAGACGTAAGCCGCTCGGTAGAAAAGAAAACGACTGGTTTCGAATTTCCGGACGCCGACGGTACCTACGTCCAGGACCTCGGCCACTCTGGCCGACGGTACCCGCTTCGGGTTATTTTCTGGGGCGACGATTACGACCAGGAGGCGGGCGCTTTCGAGCTTGCATTATTGGAACGCGGTTCCGGGCGCCTCGAACACCCTATATACGGTACCGTGGACGTCGTACCGTTCGGGTCCGTTAAGCGACGCGACGACCTTAAAACAGCCACTAACCAGGCTATCGTAGAGGTTACATTCTGGGAGACTATCGGGCTAATTTACCCTTCGGCTCAGGCAGACCCAGCTAGCTCCGTACTCGCCGCAGTCGACGAGTATAACGCCGCCGCGTCCCAGCAATTCGAGGACGCCACCAGCTTAGATACGGCCGTCGAAACCGCGACTTTTAAAGGCGATTACCAGGCGTTATTAGACTCCGCCCAGGCTGGGTTACAGGCCGTAGCAGACGCCCAGGATAACGTACGCCAGCAATTTAACGCGGTCGTAGATTCAATTAACCAGGGTATCGATATCCTGGTCGCCCAGCCGCTTACGCTCGCCTTTCAGACTACGCAGTTAATCCAGGCGCCGGCCAGGGCCCTAACGAATATAGAAGCCAGGCTCGACGCCTACGGCAACCTGGCCGCCTCGTTAATAAGCGGAGACGGCGCCGTCGCAGAGCCCGGTAACGATTCGCGGGCCTCTAACCAATTCCACGCTAACGACCTTTACGCCAGCTCGTACGTAACCGGCTCCGTGGTTTCCGTGGTAAATAACCGGTTCAATACTAAAGCCGAAGCCCTGGAAGCTGCGGACGCTATTCTCGAGCAGTTCCAGGACGTTACCGACTGGCGCGATAATAACTTCGAATCACTGGCCGAAGTCGATACCGGCGAAGCGTACCAAAAGCTGCAGGAGGCGGTAGCACTTACAGCCGGTTTCCTGGTCGAAATATCGTTTACCTTAAAACAGGAGCGCCGTATCGTCCTGGACCGAGCGCGTACTATTATCGACCTGGCCGCCGAGCTATACGGGTCGGTAGACGACCAGCTCGATTTTTTAATTAACTCGAACAGCCTAACCGGCTCCGAGATTCTGGAATTACCGAAGGGGCGCGAAATTGTCTACTACGTATAACGTAATAGCGGGCGATACCTTCGAGACTATCGCGCGCAAAAAGTACGGAACCGAAAAAGAAGCGGGGCGTATATCGCGGGCGAACCCCGGCGTATCCGAGCCGTTAACGGCCGGTACAGTCCTAACCGTCCCAGCACTACCCGACGCCCCGCAAAACCTCCCGAGCCAATTACCGGCGAACGTAGAAGACGAGGTCGCGGTCCTAATAAACGGCCAGCGATTCCGCTTTTGGGATAAGGTACGAATTACCCGGGCTATCGATAATATGGATACGGTAGAATTCGGCGCGCCATTCGACCATACGGCGCCGGGTTTCCGTGAGTCTTTCCGCCCGTTCGCATTCGACCCCGTGGTTATTACCGTCGGAGGCGAGCCGCTATTTACTGGTACCATGGTCGCCGTAACGCCTACGATAGATAACGGCCAGCGCACTATAGCAGTAAGCGGGTATTCTTTACCCGGGGTGCTTAACGACTGTACGCCGCCGGCGTCTTCGTTTCCACTCGAATTTAACGGCCAGGGCCTTAAGGATATCGCCGACGCCATAGCGGGGCCTTTCGGGCTATCGGTAGACTTCCAGGGCGACCAGGGCGCGGTATTCGAGCGCGTCGCCTGCGAGCCGGGTAAAAAGGCCCTGGCGTTCCTGGCCGAACTTGCAAAGCAGCGTAATTTAATTATCGCCAGCACGGAGCGCGGTAAGCTGCTTTTCTGGCAATCGGCGGACGCAGGTAAGCCAGCGGCGAAACTCCGCCAGGGGGAAGCGCCGGTCCTATCCGTAACGCCGTTTTTCTCGCCCCAGGAATACTACAGCCATATTACGGGGATAGAACCCGTACTCGTGGGCTTAACCGGCTCGCAGTTCACGGTTAAAAACCCGCGTCTGCAGGGCGTTACCAGGCCTATAACATTTAACGCCCCCGATACCGAGGGGGCGGACGTTAAGGCAGCAGTCGAGGCGAAAGCGGGCCGTATGTTTGGTAATATGGTCGCCTATTCGGTTCGCGTAGCTACCTGGCGGGACCCGTTCGGCAAGCTATGGGCGCCTAATACCACGATTAAATTAACCGCGCCCGACGCCATGGTCTACGGCGAGTACGAGTTCGTTATCCGTTCAGTCCAATTTGAGCGGGAAAGCTCGGCCGCTACGGCTACCCTGGACCTGGTAATCCCTGGTTCGTTTAACGGTCAAATCCCGGAGGCCTTACCATGGGACGGCTAGCGAAAATTTTATCCTTTGTACGCGGGGAGCGTAGGGGCGCTAAGGTATCGGACGTTAAGGCCGACCCAGGCGGGGGCCCGAATATAACGGCGGAACACTTCGCACCAGCCGGAGACGACGCGCACCCGATACCAGGCGACTACGTAGCCACCACCAGCGCGGCCGGCACTGGCCGAGAAACCGCCGTCGGCTACCTGGACCCGAAGAACGAATCGAAAGCGCAGCCGGGGGAAAAGCGTATTTACGCCCGCGACCCGGATACTGGCGACGTCGTGGTCGAAATATGGCTTAAGAACGACGGCGAGGCGCTGGTTATCAATGCTAACGGCTCCGTAAAGCTGCGACCAGACGGCGGTAGCGTGGTTACGACCCCGGAGTCTACTTTCGACTGCGCGGCGGACGGCTCTATCGCGGGCGCTAATGGCTCGGGCTCATTCGAGCTACAGGCCGGAGGTGACTTTTTAGTAAATGGCGTTACAATAGATACTAGCGGAAATATAACCAGCCCGGCGACAATTACGGCCCCTAACGTGGCCGGCAGTACATCGGTAACGGCGGCAGGTAAGGAGCTGGCGGGGCACGTACACCTAGCCGGAACACCGCCAGGCAATACAGGACCTAACGTATAATGCAGAACCAGCAAGGCGACGTTACATTATTTCAGACTACCGACGAGGGCGATATCGAAGTCCGCGACGGTTTGGTCGAAATGGGGGGAGGGCTCGAAACGGCCGCCTACCTTTCGCTATTCGGGGGCAATGAAGACGACGACGGCCTCGCCGGAAATAATAAAAACTGGTGGGGGAATCTCGGCGAAATCGACCCAGCGAAACAATACCGAAGCGAGACGCAGAACCTATTACGCGGCGTACCGGCGACGTCCGGAAATCTGCGTCGCATAGAGGACGCCGCGAGCCGGGATTTATCCTGGTTCGTATCCGAGCGGGTCGCGTCCTCGGTAACCGTATCGGCGAGTATGCCCGGCGTAAACCGAATTAAAATAACCGTGGATATCGAGGCTAACGGCATAGAGTCGCGCTTCGAATTCGTAGAAAATTGGAAGGCTAGCATATGAGCTTAACGACCCCTACGACGAAGGAGATAAGCGATAACATTATCGCCCAGCTCGAAGCGTCGCTTAACCAAAGTATCCCACTTTTACCGAAGGCATTTTTACGAGTCCTAGCGCGGGCCCTGGCCGGCGTTTTCGTGCTTTTGTATAAATACGGGGGCTTTATGTTTCTGCAGGTATTCGTACGTACTGCGACAATATCGGAAACCACGGTTAACGGCCGTACGCTTTCCCCGCTTATCGAGTGGGGGCGATTGATTGGTATAGGAGACCCGGCCCCCGCTACTAACGCGGAGCTACTTATCGATATAACCGTCGAGAACCAGACCGGGTCCTTACCTTCTGGCACTCAATTAGTTAACAGCGATAACGGCGTTACGTATATTACGATAGGCTCGGTACTGCTTAATGCTTCTATAGTACAGGCTACGATACGCGCAGTATCAGACCAGGCCGGAGGCGCGGGCGCCGGTGCTATCGGTAATTTATTGCCTGGCGCTACGGTTTCCTTCGCTAACCCACTCGCTAACGTGTCGCGTAACGCCTCCGTGGATTCCCAGACGGTTACAGGAGCAGACGGAGAAACTACAGAGGCATACCGCCAGCGTATTATAGACCGCTTCCAGAAACGACCTCAGGGCGGCGCATATGCTGATTATGAGCAATGGGGGGAAGAACCCGCCGGTATTATAAATATCTTCCCTTATACCAGCGATTCCCCCGGGCAAGTTGACGTATATGTCGAGGCCACGGAAGCGAGTAGCGGAAGCGCCGACGGCATACCAACCGCCGCCCAACTGCAGCAGGTACTAAACTCTATCGAATTGGACCAGTCAGGGTTAGCTACTAGGCGGCCAGCTAACGCCCTTGTTAATGCGTTCCCTATTACTCGTAGCGGATTCGACGTACGAGTTACGGGGCTATTAGTAGATGATTTAGCAGGCGTCCAGGCGAGTATAACTTCCGCAGTAAAAGAGTATTTTTTAGACCGCGAGCCTTTTATAGAGGGCCTTTCTATACTGCCGAGAAAGGACAGGGTCACCCGCAGCGCTTTAGGTGGCGTAGTCGAGGATATCGTAAGCGCTTCCGGCGGGATATTTAGCTCCGTAATAGTTTCTAAGTCTGGGGTTAATATAGAGCTTTATTCCCTTGGTATCGGCGAGAAAGCTAAAGCTAGTACGGTGACTTTCGTATGATATTTTTGCGAGTCTTTAAACACTTACTTCCACGCGCCCGCGCCTGGCGGATAACGGTAGATAAGAAGCTCCGCCAGTTTTTCGCGGGGCTTTCTGGCGTCGGTAAGGATGTTAAAACCTTCTTTGATGGCGTGTGGCTGGATATCTTCCCCGAGACCACGGGGGAGTTAGACGCCTGGGAACAGCAATTCGGCTTAAGAAGTACAGGACTGACCGAAGCGCAGCGCCGCGATAGGCTGGGCGCTTCTTGGAAAGCACTAGGCGGACAGGACCCTAAGTATATACAGGATACGTTACAAGCTAACGGATTCGACGTCTACGTGCATGAGTGGTGGGAGCCAGGTACAGAACCCGCCCCCGGAGTGCACGGCTCCGCGACCCCTAGAAACCCTCTAATGTGGTTACGTAGAGAATTTACCGGCGTTTCGTTACTGGTAGAATGCGGGGAGCCCAACGCCTTATGTGGGGAATCTTTCGCACAAGCTGGGAATAGTTTATCCCCTGCAGGTTACCCGCTGGTAAATAAAATATACATAAGCGAGCCCGATTTAATAACTTTATGTGGTGAGCCGGCCGCAGAAGCAGGCGAGCCCGAGGCTATATGCGGGAATTATTTTACTTTCAGATTCAGATTTAAAGAGTATATAGTCCCGCGAGACCCGGATAAATGGCCTTATTTCCTCTATATAGGTGGCGAGACGTTCGGGACGCTAGCACAAGTTGACCCTAAACGTAAAGACGAATTCGAGGCGCTTTGCTTGAAAATTTGCCCGGCCCAGCAGTGGTTAGGTATACTAGTAGAATATATTTAAAAGGAGCCGATAAAATGGCAATTAACCCAGAAACAAAATACCCCGGGAAAATAGCCCCGTCGACTTCCGATTATCCTTATGGTGCGGCTCGTAACGTAACGGTACCAGGAGACGGGACGGGTACCCCATGGGAAGCAGGAATCGTTAACGATTTGTTAGGCTTTCAGCAGGCGCTATTAAGCGCTGCAGCGATAGTCCCCTCCGGTACCCCAGATAATGCGAATATCTCGCAATACCTACAGGCGGTTAGGGCTATTATATCCGGTCGCACCCCGTCGGCCTTTGCAGACGAGGCGAATATGGCCGTCGGTACTGCCCTCGACGGCTCTACGGTTTCGTTCTTTGAAGGGCAAGCCCTGAAAGTTAACGGCGAGGGCGATAGCTTCACCTGCTACACCGTGGTTACGACTTCGGCGGACGTAGACCTAGGCGGCGGCCTATGGGCTAAAAAGCTATTCGAATCATCTAGCTATAATTTGATTCCAGTACGTGAAACTAAAGTATTCCAGCCGGAAAAAGCGCTTTTCGCTTTCCACTTTGATGGGCCCTATATTTCGAATCTTACCGCTCTTTTGGATAAAGCCGACGACCTCGGCGTAAAAGTATGCGTAGGGTCAATTATAGACTTAACTAACGGGGCGTATGGCGGCCAGAATGAAAACGCTAATTACGGTTATATTGACCAATTAGTCGACGCGGCTAGACGCGGGCATGAAATTTATAACCACGGGACGAGCAGCTCGTTAGACCTATCGCCGGGGACGACTGTATCCGAATCACTACAAGATTATTGGATTAACTACTCGCACGACTGGTTACAAAAGTTAGGCATAAACGCCCAGATGTGGGTTACCTCTAACGGTAAGCCGGTTATCGACCAGACCCCGCACCTTGACCCCAAATATATACCTAAAATTTTGGAGAAACATAGCGTAGCTTTCGGGCGGACTTCTTCGCCATGGAATGACCCGGACGGGTTCCAGGGGGCGAGTTTTGGCGCGGATACGCCAGTAAACGAAGAAGGCCTTACCCGTGCGAATATCGAAGGGGCGAGTCAGGCGCAAATAGAAGCCTTTATCGACTATTGTATCGCTAACCGTCGAGTAGCCGTATTTGCCGGCCATGACTCGGGGAACGGAAGCCAGTTAACCGTAGCGGAGTTTGAAGCCGCGGTTAACTATATCCACGCGCAGGGGTACGAAGTAACGACGTCTCAGGACGTATTCGCGTCATTTACTAACTTATTTAGCGATAACGGGACGACAGCGAAAGCGGCTAATTCTGCGGCGCTTATTGCTAATACAGTTATAGAGGAAAATTTACTAACTACTACTGATTTAACTTATTGGACTAAAACTGCCGCGGCAGGTATTGGTACTACTGTACTCGCTAAAGTAGCGGACGACCGTATCGAGGGGGAGCAATTCACATTAACAGTAAGTGACCCGACGATAGTTAATA